TTACGGCGCATAACAGTCTGCATCAACGAAACTAATCGCTTGCTAAACATACCAGCAGTAGCGTCACCGTCGTAAACTAAAATGTTACGATCAACGCCAGCAGCAAGGATGGTGTGCCATCCATCGTCGTTCATCTTCTTGGTGAAACCAGCTTCTAACACTTGCATGGCACGACCAACAATATCCCAACGAGCCTCACGAGCATACCGAAGCAGGTAATCAATACTGCTGGTAATGCTGTAAGTTGGGATCATCACATAGTCGCCTTCCACAGCTCGTTCTGGAATACGACCGTGACCGGGATTCGTGTAAGCAACATGCTCACCTTCAAGGCCCGGAGAAATCAAATCGAGGGGGAACTCGGTAGAGGCACCCGGCTCAACATTGATTGTTTCAAAGATATCACCGAGAATATTGCCAACCAGAACGCCCTTACGGAGGGGAAGTTCTAAAGCTTTGGCAAATTCGCGCTGAGCAGCGTAAGCGACGTTTTGATCACTATCGCCAGATCGTTTAAGCAATGTAATGAATTCATCGCTAGGTCTATCTGTATATGACATTGTTTATTCTCCTTTTAGATTGGTGCTATTAGGCCCCATGATTGGGAAGGTTAACGAAAACTTTGGCGTATCCATCCGCATCTTTGCGGGACATGAATCTGCCAATGGCATAATTACCAGAAGCGGCGGCTGTTCCTGCCACTAACGCAATGTTACCAGCAACCTCGCCAGCATAGGCCACATCACCCGCTACGGGAGTTCCAGTAATGTTGTTTGTCACAACCCAACCACGAGTCAAGACAGTCACCTTGCCGCCCTTTTGTACTTCATCTTTGTGATGATTCAAATGGGTTCGGGTCAGATCCTTGTTAACAACATCGTTCAAAAGAATACCAACCGGACGGTTTGTTCCGGCGGCGGCACACTCCGTGTATGCGACCAAGTTTTCACCCTGATCTAAGGCTGCGCCTGAAGCTAATCCGAGATCAGCCAAGCACACAACGCCACCACGAGTGGCAGTACCCGCATTGTAGAAAAAACTAATGTCAGTTGTTTCTTCGTGTCTATCTGATTTAAGAGCCATTTTTATATCTCCTGTAGATAAGTTTTACTTAGAAAGGACGTTGTTAGTCAACCAGTCAGCAATATTAGCTCTGGTTGATTCGATTTCATCCACCTCTTCCGACTCAATCAAGGTCGCTTCAGTGGACTCCACCTTGTCGAATGCCTCAGCCGTGACATCATCTTCAGTCTCTTCTGCCTCTTCAGCAGCTTCAACCGCCTCAACAGCTTCGGCGTCTTTGTCTTCGTCCTTCTTCTTTTTGTCCTTGTCTTTGTCTTTCTTATCAAACCACTTAGCAACAATGGCTTCAAAAGATTCGTCGTCTAAGGCGTCATAGAGAGGAAGGGATTCTTCAACTTCAGCTTCACTGAAGCCTGCATTAACAAGGGCGGCCTTGCGAGCCTGTTTCTTTTCTTTGGCTTTCCAGTCTGCAACCGTCTGGGTTGCTTCGACCAACTGGGTCTTGGACTGTTCCAGCTCATCTTCCAGCTCCGCAACACGAGCTTTAGTCGACTTAATAACTTCTTCAAGCTCGTTAATCGTAGACTTGCTGTCTTCGGCGGCAGTTTCAAATGCGGCAACCGTGTCGGCAAACTCTCGATCCTTAGCGGATTCAATTTTAGCCTTGATGGCTTCGTTCTCAGTTTTGGCCTCGGCCAACTCAGATCGAAGATCATCAACCTGTTTTTCGAGCAGATTAATATCTGTCATATCGATATCTCCCATGTTTAAATTAGAATTCGTGTCAGTCACATTGAAAGCAGCGACAGACTTAGATTGCAAAATAACGCTTCGCGGATTAGCAGGCTGAGATACCAGCCCTTTCCCAGAGAAAGAAATGTTGGCGAGAGCGCGACCAACCTTATATCCCTCGTATTCGCCCGTTCCGCCATATGATCTTAAGTGCTTGGTTAAGAACGCTGACGACTCGTCTCTAGTAAGAATTTTAGGCGTGTCATCCGGTCCTAATAGAGCGTAATCAAAACCACTAAATAAGCATTCCATAGATACAAACCACTTACCTTCGCTGATTTCAGCGACAATTTGTTCCATTCTCTCCTGATTAAGGGGGTCCATCCAACTGTTATATAAAACGGCTTGAGTTATAATGTCAAATTCGTCTGGCTTAGTATGGTCTTCGTCTGCTACAACCAAACCGTCCTTACTTAAGACATAACAGCCGGTGATGTGTCCGATGATGTCATTCTCATCGTGCATAAAATTAAATTGCTTGTCCTCGGGTGTCGAACGTGCATTCCATGTCGCTTGAGATGTAAACACGTCGTCATTTTTATTCCAACCGGTAGACACTAAAACTGACTCAATATAATGTAAGTCTTTCTGATCTTTATTCTCAGCCAAGATCTTTGCGAGAGCCTCATTACTTGCAGCAGCATCCGTTAAATCTGTAACAGGGCTATCGTTAAGTGTCGCTGGTGTGCAATACGCCACAGAAGCCCGCGAGGCAACCTGATCGGCTACACCATCGGTAATTTCGCTTTGGAAAATTTTTATGTTATTCATGATAAAGACCTCTAGGAATTATACACAAAATGCTAAAAAAAATAAAAAAACCTATGCTAAACGGAAATTTTGCCTAAGTTTTGAACTCAACATAAGCCCCAATAATGCTCTTCTTGTACTTGTCCATAGTCATGTGAGACGGGGTAATGCTGTTTCCCTCGACAATCTTTCTAAAGGAAGCGGGAGTTCTTCTCCCGGCAGACACGATGTCCGTAATATGCTGGGCGGTCGCAGAGGCCATGACTGGCAAGTTTGTCAAAACATCCAACTTTAGCGTTTCTAGCTCTAAAACCTCAGACTTGGTGAGTTGTCTCATATTGGTTTTTTGGTTAATCGATAAGAAAGCCTTGTTAATATGTTTGGATATAGTGTCAAATGTATCACTAGTCCACACCAACATATCTGCCACTCCCGGCTTAGACTTAGGCGTATCAACCCGCTTTTTCCTTGGCCCATCATCCTTTTTGAGTGGCGGTCTCCCATTATCCTTGGCCTTCTTCTCTTCCTCGCTGATCTTCGACTGCTTGTCTATCTTTTCAAGCTCCTGCTTATGATTAGCGTTATGGAATGGACTAGCCTTATCTGGATAGGCATCGTTACCTCTTTCTTTTTGCTCCCTCTTGAGGCGAACTTTCTCAACAGAAGGCACTTCTTTGAATCTCTCCAAGATGGTCTCTTGACTGATAATATCCCTATCTGCCAATTGGATGAGAAGATTTTTCTCTGCCGCCTCATCAGATAGACTCATCTGATCAAAGACAATATGAGCAGACTTTCTAAAGCCCATAGCCCTGCGGACAATCTCCAGCTCCCTTTCCCAAAACTTGACAAGTTGATCTCTACCATACTGGAGTCTCTCTACTAAAGTTTTGAGTGAGATAAAGTTATTAGTAAATCCCCCACCATTGCCAGCAATACCAGTCAATGTGGGTGGAACACCAAGTCCAGCATAAATGCTATTGAGAACAGACTGGTATTTTTCAGATCCTAAGAACTTGTAAACCTGACTGTTGGACTCTGTGTAAGTAAGCTCTGGACCCCACACTAGTTCCATGGTACCACCACCAACATTACTTGCTAGGATGTTTCTAAGCTTGTTGATGGCATTCTTGTTTGGTAAAATCTTATGGTCCAAATTACCGATGGTCCACAGCCTAATATTGGAAATAGCGCCATCTAGAGCGGATAAGTCAGCTAGCCTCATCTTCTCTAGCATAATGATATCGTCTAGGATGGCATATGTTAATGGGTGTGCCCATTTTTGCCAGTCGTCCTTCTTGTAGTAGGCCACATGAAGTCGATCTGTGTCTAGGGGAATTTTCTTATCTCCCCTTTTGATACTGTTCTTAAGTTCGGGCGGTAAAGTGTCTAAAACTTTAGCTGGGATTGCTCCATCTTTAAAGTTATCAAAAAACGAGGTCGCTGTAATTTCAAAATTTTTCCTACCTAAGAAGAGGCTAATGTCACCATCTTTCATATCAATAGTCAAGGGGTTGAAAAAATTGTACCTCCACGGAATCATACTTTTCTCTATATTGGGCACCTCAACTGCAATATCTTGGCCTACAGACTTGATGTATTTTGTTATCTCTGGCGTTATGTTGGCGTAGCTCCTGTAAATGAAGACTTGGCCAGTTCTGTATAGATTGTTTAGAAATCGCTCCGACCTCTCCTTGCCTTCGCATTTCTTAAACCACTGCTTGAAGAATTTCTCTACACTCTTATTTTCATGTACAATGTTAATACCTTGGCTTCCAAAATCTCCCATGAGATCAATAACATTTCTTACTATACCCACTTTGTCGTAGGCATCCATGCACATCTTAATGACTCTTTTTTGACGAAGCGGTACCTGCTCCTCTGATCGAAACGCATAGTAATCGGAATGTCCAAAACCGGGGCGAACAGATTTGTTTGATTCTATATCTAAAAATTCTCTATGACTCGCCTTGGACACGCCCTCATATGAGTCAATCACTTCGGAAAACTGGGCAAAAGCCTTACTTTTATCATTTGGGTCAATATCGTTCCATGTAATCATTTGGTCGTTTTGCATAATATTCCTCGCAATTGAAATGTAATTGGATTACTAATAGACTATACACAAATTAGTACACGTCTTGCATATTTTCCGTAAACCAATTAGGTCCACTATACATCTCTCCCTTGTCCTTGTTTTTTGTCACAGTCGCAAAGCCTCCATAGAATTCATAAGCCTCTGGAGTGGGCATCCTCGACAAAATGCGAGCAGCCATATTAGCCATGATTAGTGAGGAGTACCTATCCTTCCTTTGTTTTCCTTTTTTTCCGGCACCTATAATTGTTTCCGGGGTGTCCCACTTGTCTCTTCCGCTGGGTGTCTGTGTCATTTGAATCATGGTAAGCTCGTCCTTCAAATCTTCTATCTCCATGACACATTGCTCTAGTGTATCAAAAGTTCTACCCTTAAGCCCATCTTCAGCGTTTGAAACCCCAATAGTAATGGCGTCAAATCTAGGGAAGATAGTAGCCTTGTCTTCAAAATCTTTCCGTAACCCATGATTCGCTTCTGCAAGCCATTCATGCTTGGCAAATTGACACATCTCTAAAATGTGTAGACCTTTTTCATCGTCAGTATCGGCCTCTTTGTCTTCATCTATCACTGGCCATATTGCCACCTCACCATCCTGTATCTTGTCTTTGTCGTGAAGTGACTCCATAACGGCAATGCCTCCACCCTGAGCGTCCATAGCAATGTGTATGCAAGGGAATATCTTCATTAGGTCTCTAATCTTGCGAGCGCAATAGGAATAAAAATCAGTCTCTAAAGAGAATCCTTTTTTAACCTTTTCTTTGTGCTGCTCCCTGTTCGTGGTCCAACAGTGAACAATCCTTCTGTGATCTGGATTCAGCTCTAGCACGACAATACTAAAATTATCCACTTCGGAGGCGGGGTCGACACCAAAAATGTACCTTTTCTGCGGGTCACCCATTAACTTGGCCTCAAATATAATGTCGTCCCCTTTTGAGTCTTTTAGTGGGGTGTGGTCATTAGTTCCATCGTTGGAGACGCAAGACTCAATCAGGGTGCGCTTAAAGAAGCCCTGAGAATCGCGTGTAAAGCACGCTCCAAACTCCATTTGATATATACCAGTGTGGACCGTCGCCTTTGATCTGGCGACCTGCGCGGCGTCCATAAAGCCATCTGGTAGTAACTCGTAGGGTATCCTGATAACGGAGTACTGGGTCCAATCAAAATTGTCAGGAACGTCTTCTCCACCAAATATATCTCGAAGCTGATTTTTTCTTCCTTTGCTCTTTATTATTGCCTTCCACTTTTTCCAATATTCGGCAAAATGGTTGAAGTCATAGTATGCTGTCCCTGACAGTATAATTTGGTTAGCTTGGTTTTCTATAGTATCTTTTGAATCTTTGGTAAGGTCCACCCCTAACGAGGCAGCCTTTTTCTCTGCTGCTAACCTCTTGACGTTTTCTATAGGGTCTGAACTAACAGCGGCGAAGCCAGCAACGACAGTTTCAAATATCTCACGAGGAATGGAAGCAAATTCATCGCTGATAATATCATTGGCGCGTTGACCTCTAATCTTTTGCCCATCTCCAAGAGGTAGACAGGTAATTCTACTCTTATTAATCCTCATTACACATCGATCTACATCTCTGCGTGGGCCACTCTCAGTTGTACATAAGTCTCTTAAGATGGGAGCGCTATTCCAGATCGTCTCCATGTATTCAAATAAAACCTTAGACTGTCTAAATGCAGCGCCAACAATAACCACTTTTCTCTCTGGTAGGAGAAGCGCTCTAATCATCGCATATAAAGACAAAATAAAAGACTTACCAAAACCACGACTGGCTATAAGCATCGGGAACTTA